ATGTAGTAAGCTTAAGAGGACAGGATGTTATGGCATCAACTTATTTAGATGCCACATCTCAAAGAGGCGGAACTGGAAAATGGTTTTATGGTCACATGCCTCATATGTTTACTAACAACACTTGCTTTACAGGAATAACCGAAGGCGCTATCAATGTATCTGAGCATGGTTATGCTTACGATGCTTTACGCTATGTTAAGAACAACATTTTCTGGGATAACACAGTTAGATCAAACCCTGTTTGGGCGTTAGGTGATGTGTCAAACAGAAAGCATCCTGATTTAGTGCTGCCTGAAAATGTAAACAACAATATTAAAATCAATTTGCCGTTTAGCGCAAATCCTTCTACTGATTATTCATTTACAGATGAAGTTCGCCTGCCTAATACTTCTTATGCTTTTTACAATGGCAACGGGTATAGAGGCTTAGATCTTTCTAACCCAGACGAGGATTTCACATATACTCCACTAGGCGGTTCTGAGCAGACAATACGAAGGTTAAATGCTTTTGGTATTAATGATGTTGAAATAAGTATTTCAGATCCTGCTTTAATACCTTTTGGAAATCATGTGACCGGCTCTTCTCGTTACAATAATGTATTTACAGGAACTGTAAGCGCTTCTGCTGCTTGGCAATCATACTCTAAGGAATTTGATTGGTCTGCGACTGGCAATAACAACGGCATGACTCGCGCTGGGTTACGAGCATTTATTAGAGAATGTATGTCGCCAGTCTATTCTACTGCCGATTTTAATTCTCAGTTAGAAGCTGTAAACGCTACACCTACTAATTATTATGATTCTCAGATGGTTGAAAATGGCAATCCTTTAGGTAATCATGGGGGTTCACCTTATACCGCAACAAGCCCACATAACTTAGTGTTGATTGCTTTAAATAATATATATAAGAGTGCTGGCGCATATATTGGGGCATTACCTTTTGCGGCTCCTAACAGAATTCCTGTTCCAGGTATTGATTATGTTGCTGTTACTAAAAATGAATCAGTTACAATTTCTTATGCTGCTCTTTTAGGTAATGATATAGATCCAGATGGAGGAGCTTTAACAATAGCCTCTTTTAGTAGTCCAGCTATAGGAACAGCAGTTGCCAACTCTTCAGCTCAAGAGCTAACATATACTCCACCAGTTGACCAAGTTGGATCTGATTCTTTTACCTACACAGTAAACGACAGTTTAGGGAAATCAGGAATAGGAACTGTAAACCTAGCAATAACTAGCCAAGCACCTATAGCTTTAAGCCACACTAACCCTAACGGCGTAGGGAATGCTTTTTTAACAATAACAAAAGCTTCTCTGTTAGCTGGAGCTACTGATGCTGATGGTAACGATGCAAATATTACGTTTAATGGGTTTTCAACAAGATCAGCACAAGCTACTAGCGATAACATTCAAGCAGTAGGCAATGACGCTATAGGTTATCAAGCTCCAACTGGAGTAACCGGTGTAGACTCATTTACTTATACAATAATTGATGATAATGGTGATATTGGTCAAGGAACTTATACAATCGTTTTAGCTGCGGCTGTTGGTGGTGGCGGTGGTGGTGGGCCAGTAGCGGATCCTAGAGATATAGTTTATATTGACTTACAAACAGAAGCCGCTACATCAGCCCCAATAACCTTAACAAGAAGCAGTTTTTTAGAAGTTTTTTCAGCACCAAGACTAGGCGCAAATGAATCTATTGAGGCAGAAGTTCAAGCTAGAGATGGGGTTTGGGTAAATGTAGGGACTGTAATTGATAGTGATTCAGAATCTGGAATATTGAGAAACGCAAGATTAGTAAGTAGACAATTTAGACTCGTTAAGTCAGCTACCAACCTAACTACAAGAGTGGAATCTAATTAATATGAATAACGTAAAATTTGAATTAGTAGCAGCACCATCTTATACAATGTTTCTACTTGCAGCTTTGCCAGCAATTACAACAGCGGGAACAGGCCATTCAATTGGCGACATTATTACCCTTAACGGCAATGGGGTTGGCTCAGGTTTAAAGATCCACGTTTTAGGTGTTGATGGTTCTGGTGGTGTCACAGGTTATAAGTGGCATAGTGGCGGCTTAGGCTTTGCAAGTAATGAGGTGGCAACACAAGCAAACACTACAGGCTCAGGAATTAACACTGTGCTAACTTTGGGCGCAATAGAAACTACCAATTCTGTGGTTGGCTTTGGCTTTTTTAGTGATCCTTTGACGCAAACGGTTGCAGCGCAAGGGCCAGCCTATGCAACACTTTACAACAGCGCAGGTGTTGAGTTTGCTTTTTCGCAATTTAATCCAGATATACCTGACCTTCACGCTTTAGTTTCTACACCAGCTTCTAACGGATTCGGTAGATTACCCAACATGGCTATATGGGTTGAAGGTGATCTTAATTCATGGCCTTATGGCGACAATGTTATTGTTTACATAAACGGTGTTGGTTATCCTTTTAAAGAAGAATGGATTGGCAACGGTGCGGCTACATGGTCAAATTCTGCGGCATCCGTCCAGCCTGGTTATAGTCGTTTAGAATGGTTCACAGCTCAGGGGCCAGTATCTGAAAGAGGGCCGGTTGCGTTTGAAGGCGATAAAATAGGAATGAGCCTTGCAGTGCCAGAGCGCCAATCATCAAAATCAGTTATCTCACGATCAGTAATTTCACACAACACAGAATCATAAGGAAAGAACAATGGCTTCAGCAATATACATAGCATCAGGAACAGCAGCAGCAACGGGAGCTGATTTTACACTTCAAGCATCAACCTCTCGCTTGTTCTACTGTAAACCGGCATTAGGCTCTAACGAGTCTTTAACTTTAGAAATTAAAAATGTTGACGGAACTTACACTCAGGTAGGCACTCTGGCAAGCTCTGGCAACCAAACAGGGACAGTTACAGCAACAGGTGCTGGGGCAAGTACATTTAGAGTAAGTCGATCTACTGTTAGCCCAGCAAAGACTGTATACTTCGATTGATGATTAAACGACAAAAGAAAAGAAAGCTAACCAAGCAGCAGGACAAGTTCATTGATCTTATGGCCCGTGGTTATCACGAAGGCCGAGATCCTACAAAGATGACTGTAATGGATGCTTTCCGTCTTGCGGGGTATGCACCGGACAACGGTAACGCCTATCGCTTATACAAAGACCTAAAAGATATAATTAAAGAGCGAAGAGATGATCTGGTTGAAGAAAACCAGGTTGCCTCTTTAGCGACTAAGATTATAGAAGATATTATGGTTGATCCAGAGAATCGACCAGAGATTCGTTTAAAAGCGGCTCAAGATATTCTGCACAGAACAGGCCATGATAAGCCTAAAGAACTAAATGTTACACAAACCGTATCAGACCTTTCTGATGCAGAACTTGATGAACAACTATCGGAACTGATTGAATCATCTGCTAATGTCAAACAACTTAAGCAAGGCTGAAAAAGAGAAGCTCCTTCGATTAATGAAGGAGAAAGAAGAGAGGATTCTATTTAATCAAATAGGACAATGGACTCCCTATGGCTGGCAGGAACTACTGTCTAATGCTACAGATGAGAACAATCAGTGTTTGGCAATGGCGGGCAACAGGGTCGGTAAGACTTATACTGGAGCTAGAATTACCGCTTGTCACTTGACGGGTAAGTACCCAGACTGGTGGAAAGGTAAGCGGTTTACCAAGCCTATCAACGCATGGGCAGCGGGTGCTAGTACAGTAACTACACGGGACATCTTGCAAAGAGAATTGCTAGGTGATCCTGTGAATCTATTAATGCGTGGCTCTGGGTCAATACCTAGAGACTGCGTAGTTGATGTGGTTAGAAAGCCACAGATACCTAATGCGGTAGAAAGTATTGTAGTTAAATTCCACAATGCCTTTGGCGTGCATATAGGTGAGTCAGTAATCTCGTTTAAGTCATACGAGATGGGTGAAGAAAAGTTCATGGGTTCTTCGCTTGACTGGATCTGGCTAGATGAGCAGCCAGCACAGAACATCTACACTCAATGTTTAACTCGAACACTTGATAAGCGTGGGTTCGTTATGATGACGTTCACACCTGAAAGCGGTATGACTCCTGTTATTCAGCAGTTTATGAATGATAGGAAAAAAGGTCAGTTTCTAGTACAAGCTGGTTGGGATGAGGCTCCTCACTTAGATGAAGATGCAAAAGAGCAGATCCTAGCCCAGTACCTCCCTAATGAGCGGGAGATGAGAACTAAAGGCCAGCCGGTATTTGGTAGAGGTATGGTATTTCCTTACTCTCTCGATAAACTTGTGGTCGAAGATTTTACAATACCCACTCACTGGAATAGAATCTGTGGCATAGATTTTGGGTTTGATCACCCTACAGCTATTGTTTGGGGCGCAATAAACCCAGAGAATGGCTGCTTTTACATAGTAGACGAGTACAGAGAATCTCGTCAAACAGCAACGCAACACGCTATAGCGATTAAAGCTAGAGCAGTTCAGCCACCTATAGCTTGGCCGCACGATGGTAACAGAACATTTGATGGCGGGGATTCTATGGCAGTGCAGTACAGACAGGAAGGTGTAAACTTCTTGCCTGAGCACTTCACAAATCCACCAGACTTGTCGCAAAACAAAGGTGACATAAAGATAGCTCCAGGCATTACCGCTATTTCTCAAGCAATGGAGAAAGGGTTATTTAAAGTATTTCAAAGTTGCCAGTATTGGCAGCAAGAGTATGGCTCGTATCACTTTGGCGAGAACGGTAAGATTGTTGATAAAGCAGATGATTTAATGTCAGCAACTAGATACGCATTCCAAAGCCAGCGATGGTCAGAGCCAAGCAAAGATAAATCAAAAAGACAGCGTCCTTGGGAGTCCAAGGAATCTAACAGCAATTACAACTGGGTCACATAATGATCACAAACAAAGATTTACTGAGTACCATTAATTCATATGAAGATAATGTTTCTGATCATATGGATAGCGATGCAGCGCAAACTCGTGCTGATTTACTTGATTACTATCTTGGTGAGTCTTACGGCAACGAAAGGGATGGCTACTCAAGCATTGTTACACGAGAGGTCTACCAGACCGTTGAGAATATTAAAGCAGATATAGCGGAGTTATTTGTAGCTGATGATGAGACTGTACGATTTGAACCAGAAGGTCAAGAGGATGTTGAAGCAGCACAGCAAGCTACTGACTACATTCGCTATGTATTTTATCGCCAAAACGATGGCTTCAGCAATATCATGGATAGTCTTATCGATGGTTTACTACAGCGTCAAGGTATTATTAAGCGCTGGCGAGCTATGGAAGACTCTACAACCAGTCACAACTTTGATGACATATCTGAAGAATCATTCATGCTACTTGATGCTGATCCAGAAGTGGAAATCACTGAGTTTGAAGAATACTTAGACGATCTTACTCAGACAATATATTACTCTGGGAAGATGCTACATACAGTAACTAAAAGCTCTACTCGTATAGAAGTTGTTCCGCCTGAAGAGTTTGGCATTGATCGAAATGCCACTACAGTACAGGAAGCTCGATTTGTTCGTCAGCGTAGTCAGAAATCTAAAAGCGACTTATTAGAAATGGGCTTTAGCGAGTCTAAGATTGACAAAGCGTCAACTTCTTCTGGCTATAACGAATATGACGCTCCTGAGCGTATTGCCCGTAATTTTGATACAGATGATTACGATGGTGATGAAAACCAAATTGCAAACACCTATAACTTGCATGAAGTCTACATTCGCTTAGATCGAAACGAAGACGGATTTGATGAGCTGCTTAAAGTTTGCAGGATTGGTAACACAGTATTAGATGTTGAAGAAGTCGATGAGATTCCTTTTGAAATCTGGACTCCTATCCGTATGCCGCACAAGCTTACAGGTCTTTGCCCAGCGGATGCCGCAGCACCCATCCAGAAGATGAAGAGCACGCTTTGGCGTAACCAGCTAGATAATCAGTACAACTTAAATAACGGTCGCCCTGTGGTCGTAGAGGGCCAGGTAGACCTAGACTCAGTAATGGCAAGCAAGCCTGGAGCGCCTTACCTAGTTAAGCATCCTAATGCTATTTCATTCCCAGGACAGCCTTCGTTTGGCGCTCATACCAACAATATGATGGGTATGGCTGATCAGATGTTAGAAAAGGATGTAGGCTCTACAGATAACGCTATTAGCCCAGATATTCTTAATGGCAACACAGCAGCAGGCGCAGTTAGCCAAGTATTGTCCAAGCGACAAGCTCGTATTCGTTTGATTGCTCGTGAGTACGGTGAATTCTTGCGTAAAGTCTTTATGGGCGTTTATGAGCTAGAGATTGCTCATGCAGATGACAAGTCTATCTTTAGATTGAACAATAAGTTTATAGAAGTTGATCCTCGCACATGGAATGCTCGAAAAGACGTTACAGTCCTAGTTGGTCTAGGTAATGGCTCTAAAACTGAGCAGTTATTCCATATGCAGCAAACTATGCAAGCTCAACAAACAATGGTTCAAGCTGGTGGCTTAGGTGTTACTGTAATGCCGCAGCAGATTGTACAGTTGCAAGAAGATATGGTAAGGCTGTATGATAAGGCAGCATACGGGCGATACTTTACAGATCCAGGCCCAGAGTTTACTGGTCAGCCAGAAGGTCCGTCACCAGAGCAACAAGCGGCTATGCAATCGCAGCAAGTTCAGATGGAAGCTGTTATGGCCCAGATTGAAATTGAGAAAGCTAAGGTCGAGCTTGACAAGGCAGAACTTGAGCTTAAAGAGCAAGAATTTATGCTTGAAGTTAAGAAGCATGAAGATGAGAACGAATTTAAAGTGGCTGAAATAAACCTGGAGGCACGCAGTGAGAGAGCAGTCAAGATTGGTAACTAGTCTACCTAGTGATAAGGCAGAGCTAGATGTAAGAATTCGGGTGGCAACTGCCTCCGCAAGGCTTATAGAAGACGAAGCAATACAGTTTATTTTCCAAGAAATGGAGGATAATTTGTACAAGGCTTTTTCTGGAGCGTCAAGGCCTGATCAGGTTGAGCATATCTGGAGAGAGGTTAAAGTAGTTAAGGCTTTAAAAGAGAATATGGAGTGGTATGCAAACCAACGAGAAAGTCTCGCCAAGCGAGCAAAGTGAAGAATATTTTATCGTGTCTAGCGAGTTAATTAACTGGATGCGAGCAATGGCTTTTACAAAGCTAACAATGAAAGATGTTGAGGGTGCTGTTGATGAGTTGTGGAATTGCCCAACAATTGAACAATACCTAAAACTAAAAGACGAACAAAAACCAAAGATTATTACTTAACAATTGAGGACAACGGGAAACCGACCCTTTGAGGAGATACAAATGTCAGACAATGAGAACAACTCTTCGGAATTCTCTAGTAACGAACCCATTACGCAGGATGCTGGATTAGAAGCAATTTTGGGCATGATCAATCCTAAAGATGATTTAGGAGAAATTGAAAATGAACCTGTAGCTGAAGCGGAGTCTGAAGAAGAATATTCTGAAGAAGAAGTGGACGAAAACTTGGATCAACTAGAAGAAGTTGAAACCGAAGATAGTGATGAAGGCGGAGAAGAAGAACTCTCTGGTGACATCGAGCTTGAAGACGGTGAATATGAATATCTAGTCAATGCACGCGAATTTCTTGTTGAAAATGGTCTTGACGACATTGATAAGATTAAGAGCGGCGTTTTGATGCAGGGTGATTATACACGCAAGACTCAGGCGTTATCTGAAGAGCGAAACACTTTTGAGACAGAGCGAGGAGCATCTCTTGAAGAAACAGCAAAGCTGTTAGAGTATGCACAAGCTATGGTTTACGGGCAAAAACCCACTCACACCACTCAAGAGTTAATAGCTTTAAAGCAATCAGATCCCTACGCTTACGAACAGGCATTAGAGAATCGAGTTCTTTACGAACAAAAAGAACAAGAGATCAATGCTGTAGCCGCTCAAGTAAATGAGCAATACGAAGGTCAACGATTACAAAACTTGCAAGCTGAGTCAGTCAAACAGGCTGAGCTATTAATTCAGTTAGAGCCAAGCTTTAGTGATCAGAAAGTAGCTTCACAGAAAGTAGAAGTTATGACCGAGTACTTTGAAAGCATTGGTGGCAGCAAAGAAATGTTGTCTACCGTCACAGATGCCATTGTACTTAAAGTATTGCACGATGCTGCTATGGCTAGCAACACTAAGAAGCAAGTAGAAGCAACTAAAAAGGCTCCTAAGAAAAAAGCTTCTAAGACTGTTCTAAGAAAAGGCGCGTCAGCGAGTCGAGCACAAAAACAGGCTGCTGCACAATCTAAGAGATTTAAGAATGCCACGCAAAGTGATGGCTCTTTCTCAAGAGATTCTGCGGTAGATTTAATTCTCGATTCTTTTAAATAATTAGGTAAATTAACATGGCTACAATCGCATCAACCTCAGTAGTAGCGTTAGACGCTCAAAAAAACATCCGTGAAGACTTAGGTAACGTAATTTTTAATGTTACTCCTTTCATGACTCCTTTCACTTCTGGTATCTCACAAGCTCGCGCTACTGCTGATACTCATGAGTGGTTAACTGACACTTACGAAGACGCTATTGATACTAATGCTCGCGTTGAAGCAGGTCTTCCTCAAACTTCAACTGCCGGTACTACTCGTGTTCGTCTTGGTAACTTTATTCAAATTGCAGATAAAACTGTAACTGTTACTAAGAAAGCTGAGTTTATGGATCGTGCTGGTATTCCTGGCAAAGAAATGGCTTATCAATTGATGAAGCTTGGTAAAGAGTTGCAAATGGATGTCGAAAAGCAAACTTTAGGTTGCTACGGCGCTGTTTCTACTAAATTTCAAGGAACCGCTGGTGCTGCTGGTGTTTCTGGCGCATTTGGTTCTTACCTTGTAACTAACCAACAAAATGGTGGTGTTGCTGGCGCTGTTGCTAATCCAGGTAATGCTGCTGGTGTAGGTGACGGTTCTACTGTACCTACTGTAGGTGGTGTTACTGCTGCAATTGAGCAGGCTCGTATGGACTCATTGCTTGACGGTGTTTGGAATAATTCTGGCGACATTAACAGCGCTAAGATTATGGCTTCTGCTGGTACTGTATCTTCATTGCGTAACACTTTAATTGGTATGGCCGACAATGTAGATTCAAACTTAAACGCTAACTCTACAAGCGGCGGTAACATTATCTCTCGCGTAGCTGTTTACGTTTCTCAGTTTGGCCCTATTGCTGTTGTTCCTAACAAGCATATGCCTGCTAACACTTTGTACGTTGTTGACTATAGCACTTGGGGTTTAGCTTTTGCTGGTGGCAAGAAGATTCATTCTACTGACATCGCCACTCAAACTTCTGCTGAACAAAAACTTTTAGAGTGTTACTACACTTTAGAAGCGCGTTCTGAAGAAGCTAACGCTGCTTACTACAACATTGCTTAATGTTTAAGTAACTAAGGTGGGGGAGCTTCGGCTCCCTTTTCCTGTATCTGACTATTGGAGAAGATTATGCCAGAAGGTAAGGGAACATACGGAACTAAAGTAGGACGACCACCAAAGAAAAGTAAGAAGAAAAAAACTAAGAAGTGAGAGAGTCATGGATAAGCATATAGATACAGAGACAAATAACGGAGTCACTGAAGACAATTACCTTACCTCAGACGGAGCAATTGTTCAGAACTTCAGTCAAGACATTACTCAGTTATTAGAAGATAACAAGAGCGCAAGAAACGCTACTAGCGATTGGGTTAAGTACGATCCAAAACAGAACTACCATCAAGTTTTAGATCTATCTATGACTGATGCAATGAGAATTAAGCAAGAGCATGGAATCGATATACTTAACGATACAGATATGGATTGGAAGTATTTCTTCAAGCTTATTGAAACACACTACCCATACATGAAAACCACAACAGCGAGACTGTAATGGCTTTAACAACAAACGCAGATCTACAGGCAGCAATTGCCGACTGGTTAAATAGATCAGACCTTAGCGCTCAGATTCCAGACTTCCTGACTTTAGCTCAGTTAAAAATAAACCGTAGATTGTCTATTGTAGAGCAAGAGATTCTTGCAGAGATTACTCCTGTAGCTCAAACTACAACTCTACCAGCAGACACTAAGTTTGTTATTAGCGTATCAGATGCTAATGGTCGTAACATTGAGCCTGTATCCATACAGGAGCTTCTAGACTATGCAGCAGTTGGTGGATCAGTAACTCGTTACGCTATCTCTGGCGACAAGATCTATTTAGCGCCAACACCCGCAGCAAGTAACACGTCTAAATTCAGAATTCTGTACAGCGCAGACCGAGACTTAAACAACGGTGCAAGTGGCCCTGTGTTACTACAAGATATTTATTTAAACGCAGCATTACACGAAGCTTACGTATATCTTAAAGACGATGGCCGAGTAGCATACTTTAAAGGTATGGTTGATGAAGGCGTAGCAAATGTACAAGCCAGACGAGCCAAGCAAGGCATTGGCAGAGCAAGAATTAAAGACGATAGCATACAAGCCAATGGAGGCCCGTTAGTCTAATGACTTCAGCAATAGTAAGAACTAATCCAACATCCGGTACGGCCACAACTTCTAGCGTTAGAGATAACTTTGGATCTGCTGCCGATGAAATTAATGTATTGCAAAGATCAAGCACTGATCTAAAGCCTACTACAGGTGGGACGATATCCTACGCTGTAAACTTTGGCTCTAGCCCAACATTTTCACTTGTTGATGGAGCAAGAATATCAGTAAGAATTAACGCTACTAATACTGCAGCGCCAACTATTATTGTTTCTCCTGGATCCACAGATATAAGTATAGTTAAACCTGATGGCTCAGCTTTAGCTGCGGGTGATCTTATCGCAAATAGTATTTATGATTTAATGTATAACGCTACTATCTCAAAGTGGGTAGCGTTTAATGCAGCTACTTTGACCTCAAGCGCTTTCGTGTCACCAGCATTTACTGGAGTCCCTACAAGCCCTACAGCCGCAGAAGGTACAGACACTACTCAGTTAGCTACAACCGCTTTTGTTCAGGCAGCTACACCAGACGCTAGTGATTCAGTTAAAGGGTTAATTGAACTAGCTACAGACGCAGAAGTTAAAGCTGGAGTCGATGCAGTTAAAGCGCTAACGGCTGCTAACCTTCTCAGAGTTGCTGTTGATAATACGCAAGTTACATCTAACGGTGATCAAGGTTCAATAGAGATTGCTGGCGTTGTGGTTAAGTGGGGAGAATTCGACATACCTAGCGGCACTACTCAAACAATTACTTTTGACGATGCGTTTCCTAATTTTTGTTCGGTTGCTTATACGCAAAGAGAAGCCACTAACGCACAAAGTGTGGTTGGCGTAGTTGCCGGTAGTCGCACAGCAGCAAGCTTTCAAGTTGATACAAATAACTTTTCAGCAACTATTTACTGGTTAGCTATAGGAGGCTAAATGCCGTTTGAAACTGATAAAGGCGGTGGTTTTAAGATAGATGCTTCTGATCTTCTAAAGACTGGCGTATACCCAGAACGATTTGATAGACAGATTCCATTTTGGGAGACTGTAAACGGTGTGCAGTATACTGAGTTTGGTATGCGAAGAAAGGCTGGCCGAGATCTTATACACGATTATAAAGATGCTCCACAAAGCTCTAGCACTCCAATGCGAGGAATTACAGCAACAAGAGAGTTTGGTACAAAGGTTGCGTACTTAGGTGATCTTAGAAATATATATTCGTATGTATTAAGCGATCCTTTAGCTACTCCAGCATTATCCTCATCCTTTAACACTGTAGGCACTGGATATAATCTTCTTCGCACATCTGCTGGAACATTGTGGGATGCGGGTCAAACAATAAATATAGTTGCTGCTAGTAGGTCGCAAGGCACTTTAACTATAACCACAGATACTCCTCACGGATTAATTTCAGGTATTAGCTTTACGGTTGCTGGCATAACTGCATTGGGTGGCGGCGTTCCAGCAGTTAATCCAAACGGTGTTCAAGTAGCTGCTTATCCAACAGGAAGTCCAAGCTTTTCAGAATATAGTATATTTGTTAGAGACTTTGCTACAGGGGGTGAAACCTATAGCACTAGTGGAGCTACAGTTTTATTAGGTGAAACCAATTGGGATAATTCAGAAACTTTTTGGGATGAAGCCGTAAACGAATCAGACCAGTGGGACTTTGAAACCTTTGGCTCGTTTGTTGTTGGTGCAGCAGGATCGGGTAAGCCGGTAATTAAAAAGAACAACGTAAACTTTAATACGTTTTACAATGATGAAGTTAGTGGCGCAACAATTACATCCTCAGATAATCCTGGATCATCATATGTTGTTGGTCAATTACTTACGGTGTCATTGGTTGCTCCTACTGGAGGTCTTGGACTGACAGCAACGGTAACAAAAGTTGATGGAGGAAAGCTTGTTGATTTTAAAATTACAAATTTTGGCTCTGGTTACGCAAATGGAGATGTAGTTACATTTAGTTCAACCGGCACAGCCGCAACTGCAACCTTAACCGTCCCTGACATCGACTTTGATTCGCTAGAGTGCTTCCATAGGCAAGGCCCACACATGCTTGCATTTAACTACACTAAGGGCGCTGTAAACTACAGTACAAGCTTTGCATGGTGTAGCGCAGACAGCCTAGACGTTTGGGGCGCACTAGCAACAAACACTGCTGGTAGCTTGTTAATTCGTGAAGCAGATACTCCCATACGTTGTGTAGCACAGCTAGGTACTGGTTTAGCGGTTTACACAGAAACTCAGATGTTTGTAGTTAACTATGTTGGCTTGCCTAACATCTTTGGTTATCAAGTAGCGTTAGAGGGTAGCGTTGGAGCAGTGTCTCCTAACTCAGTTGTTTCTGTTGGTCGTCAAAACTACGGATTAAGCAGAGATGGATTCTTTGTTACCGATGGATCTTCTGTGAAAATGATTGGCCGTGAAAGCGGTATGAATCAATTCTTTAGGGATAATGCGACTGATAATGAGCTTGCTCAGGCATACGGCTTTGATAACTCAAAAGAAAATGAAGTTGTTTGGGGTGTCCCTTTAAATGAATCAAGCATAACTAAAGAAATATATTACAACTATAAGACTGGTCAGTGGGGAATGCGAGACCAGACTATATCTTGCTATTTAGATAGAGGTATATTTCATACAGCTTTATCGGCAGATTCTATTGGTAACTTCTATAGAGAAGGCAATGTTCCAACACTAGCTAATGCTAGCGTGTCTGCAATTACTAGATCTCACGACCTTGGCGATGCAGATCGCATCAAAGAAATATCAGCTATTCGTGTAGGTATGGAAATATCAGAAGATTCTGGAAACCCAACACTTTCTGTAGGGTTCTCAAGCACTATTGATGCCACTCCAACATTCCTAGCTAAGGATAGCTTTATTATTGATCAAACATTCAAGAGCTTCCCAGTTAGAGCTGCTGGTCGATACATTACAATTAAGATAGAAAGTAATGGCTCTGCTGATAATTGGACAATTACTAACCTAGTGGTTCAAGGTCGAATGGAAGGTGAGCGATAATGGCTAATCTTCCAGCAGAGTATAACCGACCAGTTATTGAGAACGAGTTAAGAGCTATTCGTCAGTTGATAGATGATCTAAAAACTGTTCATTACTTTATTCCTTTGTCTGCTGCTCCAGTATCGCCGACCATTGGTGATATAGTTTACAGCGATGGGACAAACACTGATAATACCTTTGGAAGTGCTAGCGAAGGATTGTTTAGGTTTGGCTTAAATGAGGCTTGGCATAAAGTAGGATAGGGGTAAAGAGAGAGATGAATCCAGTAGTAGCAGATATAAAGAAAGAATGGGATTGGGTAGGCAATGGGATAAGAGAGATACACGCTCAGTTCCCTTGGCTTGAATATAGACCTGAAGATGTTTACGCAGCTTGCACTAATGGCACAGCAGCGCTTTACAAAACAGATCAAGGTTTTGCCGTATTTACAGTCGAAACTCACCCTATAAATGGGCATAAGTCATTTCTTTGCTGGCTCGCATGGGGAAAGAATGATAAGAAAGGAAGTTTAATTGCAGAGCATTTTAATTTTTTCTGCAATGAAGGTAAAAAATTAGGGTGTAAAAGAATTAATGTTAAGACACCCATAGATGGATTGGATAAGTTTTTAGTCAGCCAAGGCTGGCGAGTAGATATGAGAGATTTCAGTTTTAATTTAGCGGACAATTCCGCAGCAGGAGAAATAATATGAGCGGCGGCGGCAGTACACCATCAGATACAACAACAACAACCAGGCCATTTCCAGCGCAGGAAAAGGCTTTAACTGAATTATTTGGAATGTCTCAGGCCGCATTTGATGCTGGTCCACAACAATTCTATCCAGGTCAGACAGTAGCAGATCAAGGCTTTAATACTGTAGCTGGTCAACAGCTAGGTCTTGATGCTGCCGGTATTCAAGGTGGTCTTGGAATGCAAGCCGCTCAGAACTTGAGTGCAGCGTTCGATCCTAACTCAGCGCAAAGCCAAGCGGTTATTAACCCGCTAGTTGCTAACTTGCAAAGTCAGATCCTTCCTGGAATTGGCAGTCAAGCTATCCAACAAGGCGCATTTGGTGGTGATCGACAGCGCATTCAAGAGCAGAGTGCTGCTGAGGCTACGTCAGGAGCTGCTACACAAGCTATCTTGCGTAATCAACAGAATGCCATTCAGAACCTTGGTAGCGTCCAGAGCGGCCTTTTAGCGCCTGCTAGGACTGTCTCTGCTGTTGGTGCTCAACAGAATTCTTACGATCAAGCTCTTATTGACGCTGATAGAGAGCGCTTTAGATTCCAGCAAGAAGCTCCTGAGACTGCACTTGACCGATTGGGTAGCCGTATTAGCGGTATTAACCTTGGCCAAATTGGTAACACTACTAGCAGTGGTGGCGGTGGTGGTAATAGCGCAGCTACAGCAGCGGGTGCTGGAATAGCAGCTTACGGTCTATTTGGTGGCGGAGGTGGATCATAATGCCTTACCCACAAAATCAAAATAATACACCTCCAGTATTGACTGACCTGCAAAAGCGGTATGAGGCTGAAACTGGTAGCACAATGTTTTCTAGTCCAGCAAATAAAAATAATGGAAAAGGCCCAGGTTCAAAATCACAAAATAAACAAGATTGGGCTGAGTGGCGAGATTCTGTTGTTGGCATGGACGCAGGGAAAAACAGATTTAACGAGATGATGGCTAATCGTAGCCAGAATCCTGTATTAGGTCAGACTCAAGCAGGAATGAGTGGCTTTGATAAGTTCCAAGCAATGCAGGCTGCAAGGGATAATACAGAATATAAATTCGACAATCCATTTAAAGGCCTTTTAGGCGGCATTGATATGTCTTCTGGCCCCATGCAAGATAAGATGCAAGCACATGCAGCTAGACAGCGCAGTGAGCAAGGAGCAAGATTTAACGCAGCAATGGGAGCTAACCCACTAATTCTCCAGCAGCTACAGCAGCAGCAAATGGGGCAAAGACAAATGGGTCCACAATTTAATGCCTTTGGTTTTGGCGCACAGCCAGGATTAGCCGCTCAAGGTGGTCAAGGTGGTCAAGGTGGTCAAGGTGGCAGTATGCTTGCGAATATTTCTAGTCAAGGTATGAATCAGCTTGCAGCAGGTCAGCAAAACAACCCAACAATATTTAAAGCGAAGTCTTAATGTTTAAATACTTTAAGTTAGAAGATTTTGATTGCCAAGAAACGGGCGTTAACGGTATTAATGTTAAGTTTGTTTCAAAGCTAGATGAGCTGAGGGAAGCCTGCGGGTTTCCTTTTATCATTACTTCTGGTTATAGAGATCCTAGTCACAGTATTGAGGTTAAGAAGTCTAAACCTGGAACTCACGCTCAAGGCATTGCAGCAGATATAAAAGTAACAGGTGGAGCGCAAAGAATGGCAGTTGTGGAACACGCTGTTAAACTAGGCTTCACAGGAATAGGCGTAGCAAAGAGCTTCGTCCATGTAGATATAAGAGAAACTACACCCGTATTGTGGTGTTACTAATAGGATAAATCATGGCACTTCCATTTCTAATACCAATGCTCTTAGGAGCAGTTGCTGGAGCGGTAACAAATCCAGAAGATCGCCTTCGTGGCGCATTACTTGGCGGAACTTTAGGCGCAGTGACTGGAGGCTTAGGTGCTGGCGCAGGAGCCGCTGGGCAAGCAGGTGGTCAAGCCGCAGCTCAAGCAGGTGGTCAAGTCGCAACAGCGGAAGCGGCTAAAAGCCTAGCTCTTCAAGAAGCTGCTAAACAAGCTGGCTTAGAGTCAGCTAAACAGGTAGCAGCTAAAGAGGTTGCAACAGAAGCAGCCAAGCAAGCAGCAACAGAGACAGCCAAGAACGTAGCAGCAGAAGAGGCAACCAAGCAGGCAGTAACAGAAACTGTCAAAACTGGAGGCAACCAAGTATTTAATGCGGCTGATTTAGGAGCTAATGTAAACCCTGCAACCAGCGGCTTTAACCCATCAATACAAGCTCCAAAACCTACTGGGTTTGAAAATATTGCTGAAATATCCTCTAACGCCACAGAGGTTAAGCCAGGATTGTTTGATAGCTTTAGAAGTAATGACCTTGGTGTATCACAAAACCCTGGAGCTACTTATAATAGTCAGGTTCCGCAAAGTCAAATGGGTCAAAGCGCTCAATCTGGCGGACTTGATTTTGGCCAAGCTGGTGAAAGATTTGGCACAGCGGTAAAAGA